ATGGCAGCACCATAGCGCGGTTGTATATTGATGGAAGTCAAATTGTACAGCAGGCTGCTAATGTAGGAGTCATAGGACAGGCCCTCCCGTTTTGTATTGGAGTGGACTCTGCGTCGCTCACTTCGTTTCCTTGGCTTGGTACCCTCGATGAAGTCGCAATTTATCCATATGCACTTACGGGAGCACAGATTCAGAATCACTACAAGTTGTCCGCCTATAGCACGTCGAAATACTCGGCTCTAGTCGTCGCAGATGGGGCTAGCAACTATTGGAAACTGAATGAATTGTCTGGGACAAGTGCGATAGACATGATTGGAGGAAAGAACGGGACGATAAGTGGAGGAGTTAGTCTAGGACAGGCAGGTGCGATAGATAAGGCGATGACATTTGATGGGATAACTGGGACGGTGGATAGCGGGGTTGTGACTGTTACACTTCCTTTAGTGTGTTCCATCGAAGGATGGGTCAAACCTAATCTAATCAACACCTATCATTCGATGTTTAGCACGCGGTTCGCGCCGAACGGCTTTCTTGTCGGCGTTGTCGATGTTGCTGGCGCTGGACACGCCACCTGTTACAGTGACAACTCGACACCGGCGAGCGTCGTAACTACGACATCGGTCCCACTGGGAGTATGGACACACATTGTGTTCACGCGGACAGGTACAAGTGTCAGTCTGTATGTGAATGGCGTCGCGTCAACATTCGCTCAAACGCATGTCGCTGCGTCGATTAGGTGGGTGATGAGCGATCTCGGCAATGGTAATTCCTTCACCGGATCTATCGATGACGTCGCAATCTATCCATACGCACTAACTCCCTCGCAGATACTTGCACATTACAACGCACGCTGAGAGTTGAGAATAAATGACTCAATCCATTCCTATCGGTCCAGTCGTGCCAGTCCTTGCGGGTCAAGTCTATGCACTTCCTGCAATTCCTGTTACACTGACTGCAAGTACGACAGCACAGACTTCTATCACATCAGGAGGTCCGTATACGAACGTGTCGAATGGACTCATTGACGGATGTTTCCTCAAGTGCGCGTCTAACTCGAACGTAAGTCTGAAGAAATATATCCTGACTACCTGATATGAGAAATCCTAACGAGTGGAAGCCAAGTGCGCGTCAGCAAGAGTTCTTATCTATTCCTCCGTCTGTTAAAGAAGCTGCATACTTAGGTGGAGCAGGATCTGGCAAGTCTGATTTATTGTTGATGTATGGAATCGTCCACAGGTTCCATGAGAATTCGCGATTCAAACAAGTCTTTCTCAGACGTACATTTCCGGAGTTAAGGAATGAAATAGTTCCAAGAGCGCGTGAGATATACGGTAAATTTGGAGCTACCTTTAATAAAACTGAGATGATTTTTACATTCCCATCAGGTGCTCTCATATTGTTGGGACATTGTGAAAATGAATCTGACGTAAGCAAGTATGATTCAATGGAAATAAACTTGTTTACTCCAGATGAAATAACTTCATTCACTGAGTATATGTATCTTTACATTGGTTTCACTCGTGTTAGAAGTTCTGATCCCAAATTACCTGCCATAATTAGGACAGCAGGAATGCCCGGGGGAATAGGACATTCGTGGGTACGTAAGAGATTCGTCGAGCCTGATAAAGCGGGTGGAAAGATTCTAGTAGGTAAGGGTGGCAATAAACGAATAATGATATTTGCTACCCAAGCAGATAATCCTTATATCGACCCGACTTACAAGAAAAGTCTTGAAGCTCTACCTGAAGCAGAGAAGAAGGCAAAGTTATACGGAGACTTTGACTCATATTTAGGTCAAGTATTTACGGAGTTTAGAAGTCATAAGATGCCGGACGAGCCAGATAATGCATTGCATGTAGTTGAACCGTTCGAGATACCAGCGTGGTGGCCTAGATTTTTAGTTGGAGACTGGGGCTTTGCAGCGATGACTTGGTTGGGCTACGTGGCCGTGAGTCCAGCTAAGCGCGTATATATTTATAGAGAACAACATTGGATTAAGACGAAGATAGCAGACTGGGCACCTCATGTAAAGCAATATATTGATAGAGAAAGTCCACGAATTATAAAATTCTGTAAGTCCGCTGCTCAGGAACGGGGACAAGAACACACTATTCAGCAACAAATTGAAGAAGAGTTAGGTCAGCAAGTTGAGCTGAGTAATAATAGTCCGGGGTCGCGCGTAGCTGGAAAGATGTTAGTTCATGAATATCTACGATGGAAACCTAAGCTGATAAACGCGACCGAGGTCGCTCTGTATAACGATGAATACGCAATGTGGATTATGAGAAATCGGGGGATGAATGAATATAAATCTTATATGAATTCATTTAATCCACAAGAACCAGAGACAAACATACCTAAGCTTCAGATTTTTAACACCTGTTCAGTCTTGATAGATGCAATTAATGCATGTTCGTATGATAAACCGAAAAATAACAAGCCTGCTGAAGACATAATGGAATTTGAAGGTGACGATCCGATCGATGGACTTAGATATATTGTGGACACGGCTGAGGGATTCTTCGACGAGGCTAATCAAGAGTTCAAGAAAATCCAGTCTCAAGAAGCTCTGATTCAGAAGCTGTCGAGTAACAATGACTGGACAGCTTTCTACAGAAATATGCGTAAGGTAGAGAGTGAAGAGACAATTAAGCCCATTACGAGATATAGACATTAATGATCAAGCAGATTCTGTACAAGTGGTTCGGCCTAGATTCGTCGTGTCAGACCTGCGAAGTTCTCCGTCAGGCACTCGATGAGAGTAACCGAGAACGTAGAGAACTGTTAAACAGACTGCTAACGAAGGATCAGGTCGAACCTCCTTCTACAACGAAGGAGGAGCTGACTCCTATCAAGCCACAGTTTACGCCGTGGAGAGTCAGGCAAGAGATGCTGGAAGCTGAGGATAGGCAGAAAGCTAGAATCATGAAAGAGAAAGAGAAAGAAATCGATGAGTTGGAAAAAGAATTAGGAGTCAAGTAGTCATGCCTCTTAGTCCATCTCGTGATTTTCTGCAAAAAGTCGGACTTGGAGAAGGTCTGTTGGATCTGCCTACAGATGAATTATTTCTTAGGAAAAAGAGAACTAATCCTGACCAGACTGTCACGTCACATCCTATAAGTCCAACAGGATATTCAAGTGCGCGTTCATTCTCTAATGGATTTGAAAGTGATGGGAGAACTAAAGAAATCCTAATGCCTCAAGTTGTAAATGGATTCGTATTAACTCCTAATGATGCTACAAAATGGATGTTAAAAACTAAACGTCATTTTGGTACGTATGATACTCCAGAACATGCAGACTATGCGGGTCAAAGATTACATGAGTTAGAAGCATTACATGATGAATTACTTCAAATAGGAAGGAGTAGGAGATAATTTATGGCAGGACTTGGACCTAGTTGGTCGCCCGCGAAAAAGCCTAAGAAATTCGGTAAGCCAGGTAAACCTCCGAAGATAAATATCATGAACGCGAAAAATAAGTTCATGAAAAATATCTTGGGAGGAAAGGTCTAGTTAGGAGAGAAGAAATGCCTATTGTTGGATTACTCATAGCTCTGCTCATATTCTGCGTAGTTGTGTGGGCTGCACGCGCACTTATGGCTGCATTCGGAATAGGAGATCCGATAGCTACGGTAATCTACGTAATTCTTGTTATACTTCTTCTGGTGTATTTTATCCAGATGGTTCCTGGTATTCACATTCCGAGATAGGAAGATAGTATGAGTATTTGGAGTTCAATTGGACATGCGGCGCTACAGTACGGTCCATACGTAGCGGCTCCATTTACTGGAGGGGCATCTCTAGCTCTAGCACCCGCGGCTAATGCTGCGAATGCTGCGTGGAATATTGCAGATCAGGTTAAGAATAACAACAATGGAGGACCCGCAGGACCTGCTGGAATGCCTCGCGTAAAGACGATGAATGAATATGGTCCCAATGGACTGACTAAAGCGGGCCATTACATGTCTATGGAAGAGTTACAACAAGCATTTCCACAGGGATTCGCACCTACGAAGAGTAATCCTCAGGGATTAGGTCCGTCGAATCCGTCTGGACTTGCATCTCCGCAGTTAGGACAGACCCAGCAGAATAGCGGAAATATCTTTGGGGCAAATCAGTCAGTGAATGCGAATACGAACAGTCAGTTATTCAATCCTACATACGGAATGATGCCTCAGGACTCCTCGAATCCTAACTTGTCATTCGCACTTAATCAAGGTAAGACTCAGGCACTTATGAATCAGCCTTGGAGAGCCGCGAGAGGAATAGGTCCAAATATTCCCTTGAACCAGAGACAGTATCAGCCTGCACCTATGCCGCAAATTCCACAGGCTACGACTTTCAACGCTCCCCAACAAGGTTAGGTGAATTATGGCATTGATGAACTCTCTACAGGATCAGATGGGTCGCACTCAGGGACAGATGGGTCCTCAGATGCAGGGACAGGGAGGACCGAATCCCCAGATGATGGCTATGATGCAAGCGCGTATGCAGCAGCAGGGGCCACAGATGGGAGGTCCTCCACAACAGATGCAGGGACCTCCTCCACCTCAGATGGGACAGATGGGTCCTATGGGACAACAGATGGGACGACAGATGCGACCACAGATGGGCGGACAGGGGCAGCCTCAAGGTATGGGTCCGAGTCCACAGATGATGCAACAGATGATGCAGCAGAGAATGCAGCAAATGCGTCCTCAGGGTCAGTAAGAAATGTCTAAAGTAAAAGAGCCGTCTGACGAAATCAAGAATTCTCTGAAACAAATCATTGATCATTTCGATGATGAGGATCGGGGAGTGCGTGATAGGCAGATTAGGCAATGGAGACGGCTGAAATTACTGTGGGAGAATATTCAACACGCATACTACAGTGAAGTAGCGCACGACTGGAGAGTCCCTGAGTCAGACAGGAGTTCGAGCGACGGAGATCAGGGATTTTATGATAAACCAGTAAACATCTATCGCGCGTATCTAGAGTCAATCATTGCAGCATTGAGTGTTACAGTCCCTGCGATTACCTGTTATCCAGATGACGCAGATAATCCTCTGGACGTAACGACGGCTAAAGCTGGAGATAAGATTGCAGAATTAATCTTCAAGCATAATGACGCTCCGTTATTGTGGCTCCATGCGTTGTTCGTCTTCGTTACAGAAGGAATGACTGCATGTTACACATACGAACATGAAGATGAAGAATACGGGACATACGAGAACAAACAGTATGAAGAGTATGACGAAAATCATCAAATAACTAACTGTCCCTTCTGTCAGGCGGAGATGGGGGATACGATTACGAATCAAGTCCAAGATCCATCACAACAGATGGTCGCGGGTGGATCTCCTCTGATCTCCAATCCTTTCGCAAGTGCGACCCCTCCGGAAGATAATTCATCCGATGAGTTCATGCCGGAAGGACTGAATCAGCTAGAAGAGTGTCAGTCATGTGGCCGCATGGTCTTGCCGCAGAAGACACAGAATACGCTGACAGTGACGCGACTTGTAGGAGTGACGAAGCATCCGAAGTCGCGGGTCTGTATGGAAGTTTTTGGGGGACTATTCGTCAAAGTCCCTGTGTGGGCTAGGAATCAGAAAGAATGCTCATACTTGATCTACAGCTATGAAACTCACTATACGAACGCACTTGAGGAATTTCCTGATCTGAGGGACAAGATTCAACGTGGAGGGGCTGCGTATGACCTGTACGAACAGTGGGGTCGGACAAGTCCACAATACAGGGGCGAACATCCGATCAACAACGTGACAGTCAGGAAATGTTGGCTCAGGCCGTGTTCGTATAATCTGCTGAATGAAAGTGAGGCAGATGAATTACGGAAGCAATTCCCAGACGGGGTGAAAGTCTGCGTCGTCGATGATCAAATTGCTCATGCTGAAAATTCAGCACTTGATGATTCGTGGACTCTTACTTATAATCCTCTCTCTGACTATATACATTTCGATCCTCTGGGCTTGTTACTAACTTCTGTTCAGGATATTACGAATGACCTAATCAGTCTAGTGGTTCAGACTATTGAGCATGGAATTCCTCAGACGTTCGCGGATCCGAAAGTCCTGAATTTCAATGCATATCGGAACAGTGAGGTAATTCCCGGCGGAATCTATCCTGCGACTCCTAGATCTGGTAAGCCATTAGGAGAGGGATTCTATGAGGTACGAACTGCTACGCTATCTCAGGAAGTTCTTCCGTTTGCGCAGAAAATACAGGAAATCGGTCAACTCGTGTCCGGTGCGTTGCCTAGTCTCTTCGGAGGACAGATGTCCGGCAGCAGGACTGCAAGTGAGTATAGCATGTCTCGCGCTCAGGCTCTGCAAAGACTTCAGACCACATGGAAGATGTTACTAGCGTGGTGGAAAGAGACTTTCGGGAAAGCGATACCGTTGTATATCAAGATTATGGTGGATGACGAGAAACAGGTTAAGAAAGATGAGTTCGGGAACTTCGTCAACATATTTGTCAGACGGGCGGAACTGGAAGGAAAGATCGGATCCGTAGAACTAGAAGCGAACGAAAACCTTCCAATGACATGGAATCAGGAAAAAGATGCGATAATGGAGCTGTTTAAGCTGAATAATGAGGGATTGAATCAGACTCTGGTAACTCCAGAGAATCTACCGTACATCAAGAGAGCGATTGGACTGACGGAATATATCATTCCGGGAGAAGATGACAGACAGAAACAATATGAAGAGATTCAACAGTTGATTAACTCGGCTCCTATAGAACAGCCTCCTCCTCCAGAGATGGTACAGCAAGCAATGATGATGGGTCAGCCGCCTCCACCTCCTCAAGAGGTACCAAGTGTAGATATAGATCCGGACTTGGATAATCATCAGGTAGAGTCGGATATCTGTCGTAGGTGGCTCGTAGGGGACGCGGGGAGACTGTGCAAGATAGAGAATCAGGACGGATATAAGAACGTGTTACTGCATATGAAAGCTCATACTAGCGTCATGCAACAGAAGCAGATGCAACAAGAACAGCATCAGATGCAGCAACAGATGATGATGGCTCAGATGAAGCAGCAGATGAATCCGCCCAAACCGCCTAGTGGCGCAGGCAAACAAATGAATGAGAATCAGGATGCACAACCTACTGTACAGTGAATACTTGAGTCCCGACGATGGAAATGGATCCGTAGGTGGGGAAGAGACTGATACGTTCGAACTTCTGTCAGAGGAGCCGGAGGAAGTTTTAGAGATTGGAAAGACTGATAAGGGTGGCGGAGACGACGACGAGGAGGAGGAGAAAGATAAAGAAGATAAAGAAGATAAAGAGGACGAAGAAG